GAGGCTCAGACTCAAGAACACGCTTCAATCTGTTCTCATGGTTGCCCTCCAAGAAGACGCTGTAGGGCTTCTTACGCTTGGCCTTACGGATAGGGTGCCACATACGATCGAGGAAGTCCAGGCCTGCCTTGATGTCCTTCTCGTAGGAGTTGCCATGGAAGGAGGCCTTGCCCTTATCGTAGCTGCTCAGAGAGGGCATATCAAAGGTGTCTCCCATATTCACTACAACATCGGGCTTACGGTCCAGGATAAACTTACCGAGCCAGTCTGCCCTGTCATTGTTGAAGGATGGATGGGCGTGTGGATCGGGTACAACGAGAATATCAGAGGTCAAATTCAGGCTCCTCTAAGTCAATTTCGTAGGGCTCCACTGTGGACTGGCAATGAGTCTGAATCTTGTAGGCCGCGCTAAGGTCGTCAAAGACCAGGATAAAGTTACGGTAGACTTCGCCGTCTATTTCGACCACACAGAGGAGAGAGTGAAGACCTTCGTCGTCAAGTTCTTCGTCCGGTACTAACTGGGCTGAGTGTATTCTACAGATCATCTTCGGACACCTCCCCAGACAGGGCGTCTGAGGCTCCTGCCAAGTAAACACTTTCCAAGAGTCTAAGCAGCTTGTCGTTGTCGGGGGCGTAGCCGAGGGCGCGTATCTGAAGCCAAAAGGTCTCAGCTATCTCTGATTGGACGTTATTCATTTAACCACTCCTTGGGTACTAATCTATCAGCGTAGAGAAATCCGTTCTTCTTACACCACATGGCATAAGTTGTGGTGGACCCCTTTAGTATCTTATTACTAGAGTTAGAGAACACGAAGCGGATGTCAAGGTCGGGGTGCTGATCTTTAATGGCTAGGTGCTTCTTTCTGTCGCTTGCCTTGAACCTTCCTTTTCCCTCGATGATAATCCCGTTAGGCAGTACAAAGTCTGGGGTGTAGACCTTGTGTTCTGTCAGGGTCCACTTGACCTTGGTCCTCTCGTAGGTGTAGTCCACATTAGCCTTAGTCAGTTGCTCCGCTATGTTCATCTCAAGGCCGGACCGAAACCCAGCCTCAAGAGCTTTCTTGCTGTACCTATTACGATTCATTAGGTCCCTCATCTGTCGTCTTAGGGGGCTCCCAGAACTGCCCAGGGTACCTACGAAGCCAGAGCAACCTAGCGTTCTCTAAGACCTTATCAGTGTCCCCTCCGTAGGCATCAAGACAAACCCGGTACATAGCCTCCTCAGACTCACAATCTTCAAGCATACTCTCAGACTTCTTTGGTCCAATGCCATAGAGGCCAATGATATTATCTGCTTTGTCGCCTGTCAGAATCTGCTGGTAGAAGAACTTGAGACCTTCGAACTCAGAGATCTCGGCCCATTTGCGGGAGCCTGGGTTGTAGTTTGACCCAGGTATCTGGAGCATGTCCTTGTCGATGGAGACTACAACACAATCCGGGTAGAGCTCTGTTGCCCTTATGGCGATCATGTCGTCAGCCTCTTCTCCCTCCGAGACTACAGCAGCCCAGTCCTTAATCATGTGGCTACGAACCTCGTACAGATAGTCAGGTTTCTCCTGTTGTCGGTTGCCCTTGTAGGGGAAACTGACGGCCACCTCATGTCGGAAGTTGGTCTTGCCGGTCAGGAAAAGCTCAAAGTCATCGTCTGTCCAGAAGGGGTCAACCTCCATAAGGGTCTCTTCAAGAAGGCTGTCCACCATCTCAACGGCGTCGTCTTCTGACTCAACATCCTTGGAGAAGCATGACCTGTAGGCGTAGGGGTCCCCGTCAATCAAGATTTTCATACCAAGCCCTGAACTCCTCGTGGGTAGTGTAGAAAGAGATAACGTCGAGAAACGACTGCCGGTCCTCTTCTTCTAGGTCGAGGTCCTTGAAATCTCTCTTTGAGAACCTCCACGGCTAAGTGGGCAAACCACTCATCCAACTGAAAGCTACTCACGTTAATGTTAATGTTCATTAGTAGTGTCCCTTTGCCTGTAGTAAGGGAGAGGACCTAAGCCCCCTCCCATGAGTGTCTCAAAAGTCAATAGCGTCGTCGAGATCTTCAGCCTCGTACTCAACAAGCTCAAGGACCTGAACAGCAGCGAGACGGATGTTGCCGTTGTAGTTGTCCAGGACGACCCCGACCTTGGAGCCGTTACCAACCTCACCTTGCTCGTCCATGTCCCAGGGCTGCCTATTATCGTCGAGAACCTTGGGAGGGCCGCCAGCCTCCTCGAAGGGCCCAATATGCTTACGCTTCAGCTTGGTGTAAACACGACCATCCTTGGTTTTCATACGGTCGTGACCCATAGGGGCCATATCGACATTATTCTTCTTGAGGTCCTCGATGAAAGCGTCCGGGTCATCAGGGTAGAAGTCCATGACATACTGACCACCGGCCTTCTTGACAGCCTTGGCCGCGTTGTTCTCGTCACCCCCTTTGTCCATGTTCTGCGGGAAGATTTTGGCCCATTCGGCGGTGCCGGTTGCCTTAATAAACTTAGCCATTCGTTGTGCTCCTTTATGGCGTTAGAGTTTGCGAATTGTACTCGATGTTAGGGAGGCCTGTCAACAGGTTAGTGGCACTCGCGCCAATTAAAACCTATGTCTGTTGACCCCTCCTGAGGGCAGAAGAGTTCGAGAGTCTCCCCCGCCCACACAATGGCGTCACGCTGAATCTTTCCTAGGCGCTCAGCCATGTCTCTTGAACCTGTCACCTCTGTCTGCCACTCATCATGCGGCCAGGTGAGTAGTCTGTAGTCTATGTCCTCGTTGTCTGCGTCCTGCATCCACTTGAGACAGGCGTACTTCATAAGGGTGGACTCACCATTCTGTAGCATACCAGCCAGAATATAGTGCTGCCCAGGGAAACCAACACGGCGACCATCGAGACCCTTGAACCAGCCCCTTTTGGCGACACGAGGGATGATCGTCTTCTTGAGACGGGCCAACCCCTCGATCGACTGAGTGAAGTTCTCGACAGCCTCAGCGGCCTGCTGTGTACTACAGGAAAGGATCTCAGCGACCTTGGCGTTGCCTGCCCCCAACAGGAAGGCGTAGATAAACGTCTTCGCATTGTCTCTAGTGATGTGGTCGAGGCCCAAGGCACGTCTGTTAAGGTTGTGAATGTCCGTCTCGTTCTCCTTTGAACCCGACAGGATGGCGTCACGGTACTGCTCAGACTCCATGAAGTGAGCCAACAGACGTAGCTGGATGCCCTCAGCGTCCGTACCTACCTGCCAGCTTCCCTCAGGGACACACCACAGGGCCCTCATGGGACCGTCATACTTATCCTTCACCCTCTTGACTGCAGTGTCAGGGTCCCCGTGGAACTCGGCAGGGATGTTAGCTTGGTTAGGTGCGCTATGCGCCAGGCGGTGGGTCCAGCTTCCGATACCTGTGAACCTCCCATGAATACGTTTGTCTTCCTTAACTTGGCCTAGCCACTCAACAAGTGAGGACCTACGACCATCGAGGGTCATCCACTCTGCCAGCTTGTGTGCCCCGACAGGTGCGTTGGCCGGTAGTGTGTCGAGGTTCTGCTCGTTGCACTTCCAGCCGTACCTTTTGAACTTGGGTCCACGTTCCTTTAGATTGTCCGGTACCTTGCCCTTGCGCTGGGCGTCCTTCATATCACGTTCCCAGTCAAGGTGTCCGTCCGTCTTAGCCACAGGCTTCCACCCCGCTTCCCAGAGACGGTCAATACGCTTCTTAGGAGAGCCGGGAGCAAAGGGGATGTAATCATAGCAGACCAGCGTGTCCTCTACCACCTCAGTCTTAGGGTACTTCTCCTGTGCCTGAGCCACGCGGACGTGGGGAAACCCGTCGGCTTTGAGCTTGTACTGCAGTGTGTTGACGACCTCCAGTTTGGGCGGGAAGTCTCTCTGGAACTCCTCCTCTAGGTGGGCCATGCGGGCAGTGATTTCGTTTAGCATAGCCTCGGCGTCCTCCGCCTTGAATAGAAAGCCATTCTCTGTAGCCTTCTCTAGGACCTTCTGTATGGTGTGTTCTGTGCGGATCGGATTGGCCCACGTCTCCATGCCTCCGTTCTCTTTAATCTCTCGGGCCAACTTCTTGTAGACCTTGACCGTCACATCAACATCGTTCTTGCAGTAGTCAATCATCTCCTCTGTTAGACCACCAGAGAAGTCAGTGAAGGCCCCTTTGTCAAGGAGTACACGCTTGCCCCAGGCACCAAGAGAATGGCCACCCTTCCTATCGTACCTAAGTAGACGTGAGATTATCAGGGTATCCACAACCTTGTCGAAGGGGAGGTGGTCCTCACCAAAGAAACGACAGAGGACCCTCCAGTCGAACCCTACACCGTTGTGCATCACCACCTTGTCTACGGACTCCACTAAATCAATGTACCTCTGGCGTTCCTCGTCCAGCTTGTCCGGGTGTTTGAATACGTGGTAATCGCCTCCGTTCACGTCACGAGCTACGATGCACCAGATACGGGTGGCGTCGAGGTCGTCTGTTTCAATGTCCAGTGCTATCGTACTCATGCTTTCGCCTCTCCTTATATCTCGTTGTCCAGCGAGACCTCGTGAAGTGTAAAGGACTCCTCGTCGAACTTCAACCAGCCAGCACAGCCAGTAGCGCCAGCGGGACGGTTCTTGACTAGAAGCAACTCTGTAGTATTACGCTCGTCCTCGTCCTCGTGCATCTTGTCACGCTTCAGACGAACCACAACAGAAGCTCGCTTACCGATCATCCGGCAGTCCCTGATCTGGCCGTCGTCGTTCTCGTGGGCAATCGTCACAATACCCACGTTCAACTCAGAAGCCAGACGCGCCAGCTTAGTGGAAAGCTCAGACAACCATGCCTCTGTAGACTGGTCGGTCTGCCGGGAGTAAGCCAGGTCCTGGATGGGCTCGAAGAAGATATACTGACAGCCGCAGCCCTCAGCAAAGTACCGGATACGGTCGAGGATAGACATAGGGTCCTCGTCCACACCAAGGCTGAACTGAAACAGGTTCTCCCGTTCACTCATCTCCTTGATGGCAGTATCTACTTCCTGTTTGTCGTCGATCAGGTCAGTACGGGTGACATTCTTGTTGACCCAGTAGGACACCAGCCCGAGGATAGAACGCTTCTTTGTTTCTTCCATGTGGCAGATAGCGATCGGGATCTCAGGGTAGCTACGAAGCATGGTGTGTTCGAGCTTCCGCATGAACTCCGTTTTCCCGATACCCTCTGGGGCAGAGAACACTGTGAAGTGACCACGCATGAGGCCGAGGGCTAGGTCGTCGAAACCCTGGATGTAAGTGGGAAGGTAGCTGCTGTCTTCATCCTCGTTGACAATCTTGAGGAACTGCTCGGTGGTATTGAAGACATTCTCGGGGACATACTTCTT